GCTGGCCCCTTAAAAAGGATTTTGCAAGAATCAGACTACTCAGATGTAGTACCTTTGGACATTCTATGTCCGGGAACCATCTCTGTATCTGGATTCAGACCCCTAATTACTCCCTAATAGTCATTGTATTAATCAAAATACAATTAAAAGTCGGAAAGATGATCATCAACTAAGTTGTTGATCATAAGGATCGTGAATATCGCCAGTAACTATAGTCTTGATTATTCAAAATAATCAAGAAATAATTACTGCCAAAGGATAAGCAGCTATAAAGCTACTACTCTTTGGAGATACAGAACCGCTTTCAGTCGAGTTAATAACAGCATTTAATGCTGGGTTAACTCTAACGGCCGCTATTACGGATCCAAAAACTTGATGTTGTCTAAATACTTTAGCAACACCAGGTCTTTGGGATTGGGAATCTGAATCACTTCTTTCAAAAAGTGATCTAACGGTTACCCTTGAGTTATCACTCTCAAGGGTCATAACTTCAGAGATAATAGATGTAAGGAAAGGAAGGTCTTTTGGACCATACAATCCTTGATCTAATATTTCTTGGATATCTAGTAATTTGTTTAGAACAATATTAGAATTTAATCTATATCGTTCAATCATTTTACTAGTAAATGCTTCAGAAACAATTCTTTGAGCATCATCATAATCTTGTAATGGTGGTAGGGCTAACGCCCCATAACCATTAGGAGATACATCCTTAGGAATTAAATCTACTGGGATAGCATTAGCCTTATCGATTGAAGATAAAATCTTCGCAATCGTAAGTCTAACGTACTCAGATAGATATTTAGAAAACTCAATGAAGAATACTTCAGAGTTTCTAAAATTTCTAAGATGTTTGAATGATTCAACTCAATTCATTGTTTTCTGTTGCAAGCTTAAACTAATCAATAGATATCTTATTTTTACATTTAAGAATCTAAGAGGTTTATGTAAGCTCCCAAGAACTCTGAACCCGAAACCGGCAACAGAAACTGTCTGGGCTAATGATAGTTTATACTTAATTGAATAATCTATCATAGCTGGCAAACTTTTCAGTGCGGCGGCTAACTCTTTAAGAGGTGATGGTGAAACATTTGTTAATGTTCCATTAATCACAATAAATGTTCTCTTAGCAAATTCTAAACCTAGTCCTTTTGGACTAAGAATCGATTTACTAAGATTACATTTAACTCCTAAAAGAGTTAGGATATTATGATATTTAGCAGCAACTTTGCTGTTATATATTACAATATCGTCCCCTAGAACACAGTAGGCTTTAAATAAGCCTCTGTAACCGCATTTCGCGGCTGCAAACTGTACGATAAGGTGGTGAGTTAATGCTAGCATTGCTCAGCTACTTAAGGCCCCCATAGGTTGTCCAACACTATATCTAACGGAGTTAACTCCCGGAAGATCTTTGTTGGCTACTTCATATGGTCGGTCTATTAATAGACTCTGTCAGGCCATTGCCTGTTCATTCGTAAAGTTAAATACTTTTTGAATCAACGGTGTCTGGATACTGATAGGTAATCTATCTGTAGCTGAGGATAAATCCATAGAGTATAAAGATTTAAAACCTTTAAGTCTTTGTATAGATCTTAATTGGTCAAATGTTCCATCTATATCAGAATGCCCTTTCAAAATTTTGAATAGGCATCTGTGGATTGGAAACATTACCAATTGAGTTCATGGATCTACCATAGCATATACTCGTACCTTACCTGCAGCTTCCTGTTTGAAACCAAGTTTCCCAGTAAACCCTCCATTTTTATAAAGGGGGGTTAATGCTTTTGCCATTTCAAGGCAACCTGATAGAACATCAGGGAAACTATATAAATACAAATGAGTAATTATATTGTACATCCCTTTGTTTTTAGTATGATCAGTCTTAGTCCAAGGAGCTGATAAGGCTCATAATGTTCTAAGATTTTCGATTTGTGAGGGTGTCAAAGCCCCAGCAGATCTAATCATAACTATCGGATTGGTACTCGAAAGAGGACCAAAGCACTGTGGAGAGGATTTTAATATTGGGAATCATACAAACATTCCCTCTAATGAAAATCTCCTTACTGGACCTACAAATAGTTTAACAAATGTAGGAATAAAAGAAATGATTTCTTTTATAATTTTGGTTTCTCCCGTATAAGGAGCAGTAATACTTTCCAGATTAGGTTTTGCTTTAAAACTTAGGTCTCTATAAAAAGAGGCCATAGTTAAAGAGAATCTTATATAAGATGCTCTTTGCAACCTAATTTGGTTTCTTACTGCTAACGGGAAGATGCAAGGAATACCGGTCTTGTCTCTTTTAACTCTTGGGGTAGATGTTGGAATTTTATATCCACATATAACCTGTTGAGTTAAAACTGATACTTGTTTCAAGTATAGTACAAGACCTTTAATTCCTTGTTTGTTTGCGATAGCGGAAAAGCTTCGTAAGATTGAAATTATCATACTTACGATGCTTTTGGAAGGTTTCCCATCAAAAGTAGGCAATAATCTAATGAATATTGCTACTAATGATCGACCAGATTTTCTTCTGATCATGGCAACAATAGGATTTATTGTCACTCTAAAGGTTCTTGTCCCTTTCGTTATGATTTTATCATAACTATAAGGGATAAGATTAAATCTGAATAGTCTTCTTATATATTTTGAATTTTTCATTATATAGGAAGAAGACCAGTTGGTGTAAAATTAAGTGATTAAATCTTAATTTTCGACCACTGCTGCTATTTCTGCAGTATTCGGAGACCATCGATAGTATTAACTTATCGACCGGGAATCATCCCGTGAGAGTGTCACAAATCCATTACAGTTTATTTATTCACTGTAATATTGTCTTCCTTGTCCTCGTGAGAGGGAGGGAGCCAGCCTTGGAGGCAAGTGGGATTAACACTCCCGCAGGCATCTCCATATAAAGAATTTAGGTCGAAAGACCATGGCTCTTTACCGAAGAATTCCGCGGAAACAACGAATTGTAAAGAAGATGAAAAACATCAACCGTACAGACTCGGTGTTCCAATACTTTTTTGCAGACGATCAACGTTTGATTAAAAAGAGAGGGACTAAAGACAATTACTCATCAGTAGTATCACTTAATAACCAGTAACGGACTTGACCGTTCTTCTAACAAGCTTTTGTTAGAATTCGAGATAGGGATTTCCC